CACATTAACTGCTTCAGTATACAGAGTCCTCATAAAAGTTTTGATCTGTTCTTTATCAACATCCGTCTCAACCGAGTCAATGTAATTAGCAAGTACAGATAGCGTATCTTCAAGATTAATTTCTTCACCGATCTCGCCATCTTGAAACTCTGACATGTCTTCAATAATCTTGATTTCATAGCATCCTTTATTATACAACTTCTGAATAAATTTGTCAAATTTATAAAAGTCGGTTTTATTTACAACTACTAATTTTACATACTTCTGTTCAAGTTCAATCACATCCAAATCAATGGGGTCTTGGTCTTTGTCGTTGTATTCGATTCGTTCAAACATTCGATAAGGATTGCAAATGAATTCGAGTTCTCTTGTATCGAGATCAAACAGGTGGAATCCTCTGGGATCGTTATAGTCCTGCCATGTAAGTTCGTACGGATTTCCGAGATAATGAATATGCTTATCACTACTCCTATGGTGATAGTGCCCAGAAAAAACCAAATCAAACTTTTCAAAAGTCTCTTTAGCCAAACCATCGTGTGATTCCATTCCTCTATACATTGCAAAGCCAGCAATCTCAAAGTGTCCCATGCAGACTTCAGCTTTTGTGTTTTTAATATGATCCAATGATTCTTGATAGTTCTCTGGGCAAATCCATGGCATCATACAGATGGATGTTCCATCAACTACGATTGTTTCTGGTTTGGAGATAACATCAATGTTACCGTATTCAACTAGAAGTAAATCTGGAGAGTTTACCTCATTAGTATTTTTATAATAAGTGTCGTGATTACCAGCCAACATATGCACTCGAATGCCACGCTCTTCCAACTTATCGAAGAACATTTTCTTGGCTCTGTCCAAAGCATAAAAATTGACGTACTTGCGTCTATCAAAAGTATCACCAAGAACAAGAACAGTGCTAATACTATTTGCGTCAAGAGTAGGAAAGAAAGTATTGTCATAGAATTTTTCGAAGAAGTCTAAAAAAGCAATACTATCATTACGTGCACCAAAGTGTTGATCTGTAATAATGGCTACCTTCAAATGAAACCTACCTTTCTATTTGCTTGCGTTTGTTTGCTACTCTCAGATTGCTGATTAAAAATTTCAGCGATAGAGAATTCGACAACCTCACCACCCTTACGATCAGGCACTTTGGCATTAAGTTTCTTAGCGAGTTTCTTAGCATCAAACAAAGACAATGGTTTGAATTCAACGATATCAAAACATCTTCCTGGACGAATAAGAGCAGAGTCAATATCACGAATGCTTGGGAGGTTAGTAGAGAAAATCATCTTCTTACCTTTGGTTGTAACAAGACCATCACCCACGTTCAAGAAACGATGCATCATTGTGTTGCCATCGCTACGAGATTTCAAGAATGCATCGCTGTCTTCAAGAACCATAACTTCTGCATCATCCTCGATGAACTTTGCGAAGAAACCATCTTTCTCAAGAATGCCTGCGTCATATGTTACAATTGCAGAGCAGTTGCGATGAGCAAGCAGACCACGAATGAATGTAGTCTTACCAGTTCCTGGAGGTCCAATTAAAAGGAGAATGTTGGCAGAAGATTCCATGTAACGATCATAGTAGTCGTTAAGAGATTCGCCATTAAGGAATGGATACATTTCTTCAGTTGGAAGACGATCACGATTCAATGGAACATTGACGGAGTTACCATCAGCACCATAGATCCATTCGATGTAAGATGTCACAACATCAAAGTTAGACTCAACAATTTCAATCATGTCTTCTGCGAACTCAACATCACCGAATGCACGAACAGTGGTTGAATTGGAGTTTACATCAAACTTGATAAAGTTGTTGGTTTCTTCTTCAACAATAAATCCAGTCGAAGAATTATTTTGAACGAACAAACAATCTTTGTAATGTTCTTCTGCCCATTTGGACCAGCGTTGGCGATCGCAGAGAACAGTTGTCTCACGTTGTACTGTTGATAGTTTTGCATCAACACGACGCTTCATAATTTCGACTGTGACTAAGTCCTCGAAATCAGAAACACCTAAAAATATTTTTTCATTATTTGTATTGTTCATAATCTTATTCAAATCAAATTGGTTATCAAATGCATCCCAAACATATTTTCTAAGAAGTTTCTTACCTCTTTTTCTAGTCTTACTTTTTGTACTTCTTGCTAAGGCTGGAAAACTTCTACTCACTATATTATGTCCTGCTTGTAAATCACGAATCCACTGTCTTATGTCCTGTGTCATCTTCATCATCCAAAAAACTGTTCAATGTATTTTCCATCTTTTTCTTTGCAGCCTTTTCTTTCTTACGTCCAATGAAGTCATCGAAAGAATGATTTTGCTGCATGAAGTCTAAATACGCATTATGAAATTCGCCTGTGTCATCTTGTTCTTGTAACTCGAACATCTCAAATGGCATGTCCTGAATCATCTTACCTTTAATATAACTTTGTTTCTTTTCCTTGGCAATCCTTCGCAGAAATGCATACCAGATAATCTGTGTAAAATATGCAAATGGATTATTGGATTTCGATGGGTCAAAGTTATCAATATATTGAAGGCAGTTTTCAATACCATCAGCAATCATCTCCTCACGATAGGAGTAGTTTATAAAGTTGGGTTTATAAGAAAGATGGGTTGCTATCTTAAGAATGCATTCACCAATGTAATTACTTACTTGTGGTTTCGGTAAACCATTTTCTTCAGCAGTCTTTTTCTTTGCTCGCATTTCAACGATAGCTGCCAGAAAGTCAGCGTTATTTACATAATGTGCCATACATAAAGATTCCTCATATTGTTCAAGTTATTCATAAGTATACATCATCTAAAGCAAAAAGACAAATCTTATTCAGTTGCAAAATTGCAGATAAAATAAATTTGCTTTTTTATTTGTCTTGAGGCATAATCACTGTGTTAGGGTTGATCGTGACGTGTTAGTTGATTGTATCGTTTCCTTCAACGAATACTCTGTATCTTTTCTCTTCTTCCTCGTCTTTTGGAGTTTGAACCATCTTTGTTTTTAGTAACAAAAGAAATTCTTTCATGTTCTGCAACAATGCGTTGATAATGAGGAACGAATAGATGATGCAATTTCTTAACGAACATAATATCTCGTTTAGCAATTACAAATGTTCTATCGTCTGAGAATTGGCAAAGAGGATGAGCAGTTACGTGTTCACGTCCAGCTTCTAATATCGGAATAGTTTTTATGCACATCGGAGATTCAAGAAGAACATGTTCCTCATCTTCTTCTTTGAGCACAGCCATAACCTGCTCACCAGAAGTAAGTTTCATTACAATATAGAATTCGTTTTCGTCTAACATAAATCCACCTCTACTATTTTAACTTTAAATTCTTCTTCAGCGTAAGTTTTGTATCTTTCTGCTGCATGATTTAGAGTATGGTTTTTCCAAGACTTCCAATGCAAATCATCGGCAAGATCAAATAAATTACATTTTGTCTTGCCATCTTTCAATCTCAATCCACGACCAATACTTTGCAAGTTACGGATCTTGCTCTTTGATGGTGATGCAAAAATGACATTCTCGAGAGACGGTATGTTGATGCCTGTGGAGAATGTACCAAAACTAGCAATAATGATAGCATCGCTCTCACCTTCTGTAATGTGACGTATTGCTTCACGATCTGTTGTATCAGTTCCTCCGTAAACAAAGAACACTTTACGATCCTCGTGCACTTTGTCTTTTATTAACTCATATAAAATCTTACCATGCTTTTCAACATACTGAAAAAGTACTAAGGTGTTACCCTCACACTTTACTGCAAGATTACGAATAAATTTATTTCGTTTTTCATTACCTACAAGAAAGTCCATCTCTTCTTGATAAGTTTTATTCTTTTGTGCTTTACGAATTTCTTCGTTATACTTCAACATCACACACATTATATTTAGGGTAGTTAGTCTTCCTGAGTCCATAAGTGCTTTGGTGGTAGTAACCTTATGCACTGGACCAAACATACCCTCCAGAACTAAACGATGAACCTTTTTATTATCAAGAGTTCCTGTTGTTCCAATTCTATAACGAATCTTGTCCATCTTTTCCATAACTGTTGTTAGGGATTTTGCTTTGAACTGATGTGCTTCATCTCCGAAGATTACATCAAATTGAGCAAACCAAGATTTAGGTTGTAGGTATACAGACTGCCAAGTTGTAATTAATACATCTTTCGTAAACTCTTTAGTGAATCCTGCATATAATTTTTGGCAAGCACCTGCAGTATTAAAACCATTGGCAGAGGAGTAGTCTTCAAAGTCAGTATACAACTGTTCAACAAGAGATGTTGTTGGAACTATAATAATACATTTACGATCGTGTGCAATATGCCAACGCATCGTGGTATAAATTATAAATGACTTTCCTGACGCAGTAGGAGATAATAGGAGTGTCCGCTCTTTATCGAGAGCAGTCTTTACTGCTTCAACTTGATAGTCTCGGATTTCGATTGGTTTACCACGACCATGAGGATTGAGTGACTTAGC